AGAACCAATTCCATTTTCATATACACCTGGACTTTATTCAAACTTAGAACTTAGATTTAATCAAGATGAAAGTCTTGTATATTCTATTGTAGGTATAGATTATCAATTTATAACTGGTATAGGAACAAATAGAACAGTACTATTTCTTGATAAAAGTATACCTAATAGTTATATACTTTCAGGTTCTGCTGCATCTACATTTTCTGGAACTATTTCTTTAAACACATTTGGTGGTTCAGGTGGTGTATGGAATTCAAATTTTTCAGTTTATTTTGTGGGATACTCAGGAAGTTTTTATACAAAATTAAGTCCTCCACAAACCTTTACCTCTGATGGTTTAATTCATAGTTATATTAATTTATCAGGAGCCCCACTTTTTAGTTTATCTCCAGGTCGCCCAAGTCAAATAGATTCTTATGGCTATCAAATGTGGATAAAAGATTTAAATACTAATTATTGGTATTATTATAGTGATAAACTATTTCCAGCTTTAAGTATAAATATTAATTTAACAGGTCCTACAAGTACTACTTTTGCTGATGATTTAATAGATGCTGGATTTTTCTCAGGTTCAAATCCAACAACTTTAAAAGATACAATACCTGCTTATAATCAATATGTTGTAGGTAGTAGTGGATTTTTAATTAGACAATACTCAGAAGATACATCACAAATACTAATAAATGGAAATAGATTAATACCGGGTGTACCGGGATATATGAAACCTCAATTCCTATCACCAACATTAAGTGCGAGTTTTGATGCAACAATACAAGAACTAAAAAAAGAAGGAATAATATAATATTTATAATAGTAAAAACAAATAAACAATGGCATATTTAAACAATTCAGTAGTCACAGTAGACGCAATACTAACTACTAAAGGTCGTGAACTTCTAGCTAAAAGCGATGGTAGCTTTAGAATCACACAATTCGCATTAGCAGATGATGAAATCGATTATACTTTATATAATCCAACTCATCCATCAGGATCAGCATATTATGGTGAGGCAATAAATAATATGCCTTTACTAGAAGCATTCCCTCAAGAAACTCAAATAATGAAGTATAAATTAACTACATTACCTAGAGGAACTTCTAAAATACCAGTTTTAAATTTAGGTTATTCTTCAATAACATTAAAACAAGGTGCTTCATTAGCAATTACACCACAAACCTTAAATTATTTAGGTGGTAATCAAACATATGAAAATACAGGATACACAGCAACAATATCTGATGTTCGTTTATTAAATTCATTTAATGGTGTTGGTATTAATACTCCTGCGGTTCAGGCGTTAAATACAACTACTACATTAGGTACTAACGTTTCTAAAACTGTTATAGGTACTACAATTAATTTAACAGCAACAACTGTTAATACATTATTTAGTACAAATACTCAAATTCAAGCTACATTAACTGTAGTAGGAAATGATAGTGGTGCTCGTATAACAATTCCAATCACTGTAACTCAAGTTAAATAATTAAAATATGTCATTTAAAAGATTAGACGCAGAAGACTTTATATTATCAGCAGATTCAATTACTGCTCCCTTATGGTCAGGATATGCTCCAATAATAACTACTTTCTTCACATCCTCAGCACAATATGCTTCTTCAACAGGAACATATTATGTAAGTGTATACCAAACTGGTTCAGCTGCTTTAGGATCTGAAACCACTACTGTTTCAGGTTCAGAAGTTCAATTTGATATTGCTTATGGAAATCTTCAGGGTAGTGGAAGTGTACCATATAATTCTCAAATTATACAAAATTCACCAACTTCAACAATATATGGTCAATATAGATCATTAGTTTTAGGAGATACTGCAGATACATTCACATTTGGAAATGTAACAGCCTCAGATTTTTGGGCGATTTCAGTTTCTAGAAATAGATACAAAGAATCATTATTACCTGGTGCTTTAATTCTTCATTTATCTGGATCAGGTTCAGGTGGAATTACTTTAACAGATGATTCACAATATGCCTCTACAACTACATTCTTAGATTCAGGTAGAGTATATAATTTAATTTCAGGTTCAGCCGGAGTAGTAGCTACAAATGCTGGAACTAATTCTAGTGGATGGTCAGCACGTTCTGGTTCATATGGTTGGTTCTTACCAGACATTGGAACAATAATTTTAAATCCTTTAGCATTAGGAGAAAATTCAATTTCTGGAGGAATAGGATTAATATCAAATAAAACTAATGGTACTGATGGATTAAATACTCAAATATTATATACAGCTATAAGTGGTTCTTCAAATGGAACATTAAAAGTTGGATTTACACTTAACTCTCAAGAAACTGTAACATCTGATTATGTATTTATAAGAGCAAGAAACGCAGAATTTAACTACTCAGAAAATCCATCATTCATATCAGGATCAACAGGTGCTGTATTATATAATAGTTTTATCAATAATCCACAAACATTCTTCACAACAGTAGGAATGTATAATGATAATAATGAGTTATTAGCAGTAGCTAAATTATCAAAACCATTAATTAAAGATTTCACAAAAGAAGCCTTAATCCGCGTTAAGTTGGATTTCTAATTCATGAGTGTATATAAACAATTATTAGCACAAGATGTGATAGTGACTCCATTTGAGGTAAACAAATCGTTTACCTTTAATGGTATTGCTCAAATAACTGGTTCAGGTATAGATAGTTTTTTAGGAACTAATATATCTGGACTGTTTAGTCCTTTATCAGATGCTAAAACAGGATGTATATCTGCTCAATATCAACGTTTAGTTTATAATTCAATAAAGGAATTATATTACTCAAACTATCTAAGTAGCAGTTATGGTTCACCAATACCAACCTCTAGTTTAATACCTGGTTCAATTCCAAGTGGAAATACAATAGTAGGTGATGGCACACCATCTCCTTCATTTTATAATTATTTAGCTTCTACTTTATCATATCCTCATTTTTGGCCTACAGCTTCAAATGCTACTATAGGTGTTTTAGCCATACCATCACGATTATTTGGAGACAAAATTAAACCAACAAGTTTAATATACACAAATTCAGATGGAACATATACTGACGACGGCGAAGGTAATTTGATATTTGGCGGTAATATTGTAGGTAACGTAATATATCAACATGGTATGGCAATATTAACAAGTGCTAGTTCTGGCGTTATAATCAACTTTACTACAGCATCTGCCTGCTCATTTATTAGTTCATACTCAATATATGAAACTCAATATAAATGTACAATAAGAGAAAGCGAATTTAATTTCACACAAAATCCATCAATAATATCAGGTAGTACAACAGATGTAGTACTTGATTTTGCAACTGGCTCTTATTTTGCTCCATATATAACAACTGTAGGATTATATGATGATAATCAAAATTTAGTTGCAGTTGGTAAATTATCACAACCACTACCTTCATCAAGAACAACAGACATGACTATTTACATTAATATAGATAGATAAAAAACAAAATTATGTGGTTATATAAAGAAAAAGTTATAGAAACAATAGAGGACTTCGGTCCTGATGCTTTTGGATTCATTTACATTACAACACACAAACTATCAGGTATATCATACATTGGTAAGAAATCATTGTATCATACCTCAAATAAAAAGTTAGGTAAGAAAGAATCAGCAGCATTACCAATTGCTAGAGGAAGAAAAGCTACCACTAAAAAAGTAACTAAAGAATCTGACTGGAAAACATATTATGGTTCAGCAAAACCTATACTTGATATGTTAAAAGAAAGTAAACATGATGAATTTATGCGTGAAATAATTCAGATAGTACCTAATAAAAAACTATTAACATATTATGAGTGTAAGTACTTATTTAAATATGGTGTGTTAGAACATCCTTTAGAGTACTTTAACGACAATATCCTTGGAAAGTTCTACAGTAAAGACTTCCTATAATATTTATTATAAAATAAACATAAAATGTCAAAACAAATCTTAAACGAAGAATTTCGCAGAATGCAAAAACTTGCAGGAATATTGAATGAAGATGATTCAAGATCTGAACTTCATAGAATAGTAAAAGGAATACTAATAGCTGCTAGAAGTACAGCTTATGACGCTGAAGAAAGAGAAAAAAAACTTGAAAAAGAACTTGAAGATCTTATGAGAAAACATCCAGAATTTACTGAAGAAATGGTTGAAAAAGTTCAAGATGATATTGCAAAACGTTTATAAGTATTAAAATATCTTTCTAACAAATATAAAATAATTAAAATTAAGCTTGGTTTTCCAAGCTTTTTTTGTTATATTATGATTAATGATTAACCAATTATTAGTCTCGTTAGTAAATTCTGTATTAGGTACAGGTAAATCAACAGCAAGAGGTAACTACGCTTATCATTGCCCAAAATGTACTAATTCTACTAAAAATAAATTAGAAATATGTTTAGATGAATCAAGTCCTGATTTCCAAAAATTTGGATGTTGGGTTTGTAAATTTAAAGGTAAGAAACTAGTTAATTTATTTAAAGCAATAGAAGTACCTCACGACAAAATACTTGAACTAAAATCATTAACTAAAGATGTCTCTCCAGTTGAAAAAAGCCAACTAGAAGAAATTAAAGTAGTATTACCTGAAGAATATAGATCCATATTAAATGATAAATCATTAACTGCTAAACAAGCTCTATCATATGTAAAAAATAGAGGCTTAACAGAAGATGATATCATAAAATAT